CAACTTTATCTGCAAGTGCTTTTGCTTGGTCGAATGTTCTATAAGATTTTAAACCTAATCTTAAAGTTTTCATTTTGTCCTCAACATAACTATACATCTGTTCATGTTGTTTAACTACATTTTCAGCGCTTTGAACATACATCTTAAAAAACTCAAAAGTGTTTTGGTCAACTTTAAAATTTCTTGAATGACAATAAGAACTACCAACTACCCAAAGTTTAAAATCGTTTTCCCATTTTTCTCTAGGTGTAGTAATAGATTTATCATCATTAGAAGATGTATTGAAACCCAAAAATTTATTACAATTACTTTCATCAGTATAATATTTTGGATTTCTTTTTGAGTAATCATTTTCAATAGATAAATGATAATCAGGATTGAGATTTTTTGCTTTCATCTCATCTCGATAATATGCTCTTGCAAAATTTCTACCCATGTCAAATCTTACATGAACTTCATCATCTGCTTGATACTCTTTACCATTGTCATCAACTTTAGTTCTTGGTGTTCGAACATAAAAACAATTATCCTCATACAACTCACCGCCTGCGCTACTGTATTTAGAAATCATCTTTCTAATTGTATCAACATCTTCTTGCGGTTGATGATGT